AGACGAATAACACGAAGCACACCTCTGGTCCGAGTTGCATTTGTATTTGCAAAATATACTACTCTTGCTTTAGCGCCGCTTACGCCACCAGTTACAATTTCATCAGCGGTGTAGTCGCCCGACACATTTTGTAGCACTATACGATGACACTGATCGATTACCGATGCATTGGCTGCAGGCCCGCTTCTAAGCTTTGGATCTCTAATTACACCGATGGTTCTAAAATCATTATTTGTTGGAAATGTATTTGACTCACCACCAGCTATAGATACAGAAAGCATTAGATCCTTAGCATTTAATTCTTTGCGTGCATTGCTACCATGACCACCTCTTGGTGATATGATAGCTTGTGCGATAGCACCTGACCCATATGATGAATTTGCTATGATGGCTACATTTGCTTCGCCATAACTACGACCGTTAGTTATCATGGTGATTTTGCGAACTTGGCCACCCAATGTATTAGAAACATGTGCGGTTGCGCGTATGGATGCAGTTGCACCACTATCACCACTAACTATCACAGTAGGCGCAATAGAATAAGTCGATGAAGTATTTGGTGTAATAGTAAATGCGTTGTTAACTGTTACCACTCGACCTGTACCAACATATTTTGTTATACGTCTAAGCTGACCCACACCAAGTCCGGATGAGATATACAGAGTTGATCCGGTATATGCGCCGTCAATCTGTAATGCATTAGTTTCTAATCTTACCACGCTCGAATTTGTTACTGATAAGAAGGTATTAGCCGTGCTTATATAACCACTACCATTGGATGTAACTACAATATGGTCAATTGACCCATTGGCCGCAACTTGCTGCACCGACCACTGTGCGCTTCCGTTATTTGCAGTTATCTCCCTAACTGGAATATAAGAGCTATTTAAGAATTTTTGCGCATCGGCGGTAGTTATAGCAAATAAGAACTTCCAACGATAACCATCGGCTGTGCTAACAACTGATGTGCTAATACCAGAGGGTTCTTCTATCGATACTGCGCCTCTATTATTGTCTATGCACTTATAGACATTGTTTTCTGATGTAAGCACATAAAATTGCTTATCATATAGATTTGCAGTTCTATCATTATATTCAGTATATACAGTATTATTTGTCCAGTTATATCGAGGCGCAATTGAGATGATGTCGGTTGAATTGATTCTCTTTAGCGCAACCATATCTCGATATACATCAAACTCTGTAGTAAATTGATTGTTTGTTACTGCCGGTGGTGATGAATCATTAGCAAAAGGTGTTACCCCACCCATAAACATGTAAAGCCGAGTCGGTGAAGGCTCATCAAATGACTCCTTCAACTGATCGGCTGTATTTAAACGAAAGAATGGAGTGATTCTATTTGTCATCTGAACCTTTTCCTAGTCACATTATTTATCAGGTCTAGGTTGACCTTTGGTAGGTATAAACTGTGTCGGTTGATGTACCCACAACAAACAATTTTGTTTGATCTATGCTTAATGCTAACCCATGTGGAACTGATTCTCGGGATCCAACATTTAAGCTCTTATTATCATATGTTGCTGTAGAAATATCCCACGCCGTTGATAGTGTATATTGATAAACTGTATCAGTGGTGCTACCAACTACAAGAACCTGTTTACCATCACTACCAAAAACCATAGCTAGTGGGCTATTTTCTTGTGTGGCCACCGATAAAAATTTAGATGCATACGTTGCTGTAGAAACATCCCACGGGGTTGATAGTGTATATTGAAAAATTCTATCATTGGTAGAACCGAGAATATACATCTTGCTACCATTATCACCAAATTCAACAGACTGTGGTGCAGTATCTTGTGATGATACTAATGCACTTTTGGATGCAAATGTTGCTGTAGATACATCCCAAGCTTTAGATAAAGAATATTGATAAACTCTATCCCTAATGGTACCAACAATATACATTGTATGACCTTCAGGATGAAATTTTACATCGGTTGGTGATGTATCACCAGCACCGGTTGTTGATGTATTTGCAATTGATATATTTTTAGAAGTATAAGTTGCGGTTGATACATCAAATGCTGTTGATAATTTATATTGATATACTCTATCCGTATTCGACCCAATCATGTACATTTGTCTACCTGATGGGCTAAAGGTTAATCCAACTGCTTGACTATCTTGAGCAGCAACGGATACATTTGCCGATCTTAATGTTGCCTTATTAACACTTAATGTAATCGGTAAAATTGCTTCTTGACTATAAATGAAACCATGATTATGTGATAGATTTGTATTTGATACAAACTGATAGCTACCAAACATCTTAGAGCCTGCAGGATGCAATACTCTCTTGACAACATCTCTATATCGATCTACAATCTCTGTGACCTTAATCAGATATGAATATTCCTGATAAAAATCATTATCTTGTAATCTCATATTCCAGCTAAGAAAGCCTTTAGTATCAATGTATCTACCCGGCTGAGTAATAACGCCAGCAATAATAGGTTTGATATCAGCGTTATATGTTGTATTTCTAATGGTAAAACGCTGATTACCTGCTAAATCAATATTCTGATCTATTGTGGGTGCGGTGCCTCGAGAATTTACTACAATTGCATCAGTAAATTTATCAAATGATGCATCCGATGATATTACCCCAAGAGATGAAATTGCTCCGGGTGCTCGTATTGGAATAATTACTGCATCATCACCCTGAAGTCTACCAGCTTGGCCAGGCACACCTAGCTCGAATACAATTTGATCCCGTGTAGTAACTGTTGGTAATTCCGGTACGTAATTAATACCAACACTAGTAACTGAAATTGCATTAATTGATCCAGCAACTGAATTTGCAAAATTTAAGGATGTTGCAAGAGTCGATGATATATTGGCCGCCGCCAAATTTGCAGATACCGAAGCTGTATTTGTACCAAGAGATACGAATGTTGGGCCCGTATTAAGAACTACATTAGATAATGGTGCTATCTGATTTGTATTTAAACTAACAAATGTAGTATTAGATAAAGATGTAACAATAGCAGCCGCACCAGTGCCCGATCCACCTTCCACAATTATTGCAGTTTGACCTAAACGATAACCACTACCTCCTCTATTGATGCGAAATGATACTGGTCCTAAATCATTTGTTGATGCTACTCTTGCTGATGCTGTAGCCCCTGATGAGGTTATTATAACAGAATCGCCGGATTGGTGAAAAGCACCGGGATCAACAACTTGTTCAATACCAATTAAGCTACCAAATGCTGAAGTAATTGTTGCATTATTACCTAAATCATCAGATACAGTTTCACCATCAATAAACTCACCAACAACATTTTCAACAAGCAATTCAAATAGTGGATGACCAAGAACCACAACGCGAGTAACTTTCTGTACCCGAGCCGTCGCACCTGAAACTGATCCGACAATATTTCTACCGTCTAAATTAGTAGGTAGTGTTGAAAATGGATTACCAACTCTAAGTATTGTCTCTCGTACCCATCTACCATCAGATGCTCTTAGTATAAAATCACCAGGATAAACAATCTCTATTTGCTTATTGAACAGCGCATAGAATAGAAAATCATATGAAAATTTAGATCCTCTAGTTCTATAGAAATCTCTAATATGCTTGACAAGTAATCTTTTATCGGCCAAAACATCTTTTGGAATGTTTAACATAAATTCGCGTTGAAAATATTCAACAAATGAATCTAAAGTTCGATCTATATCTTGATTATCAATTAAGCTTCGGGTCGCATTAACAGCCTGACCAGACTGCTCCATAAATTCATAATAAGCTTTTAAGAAGGATACAAATCGGGGTCCTTCTTCACGTATGAATGCAGGAAATTGTGCCTCAATAAGAGGTGATATTTTTTTGAATGTTTCTTCGGCGCCTGATATTGTCATATTAGAATGTCGTTAGCTGAGAAATTGAGGTTGCACCTAAAGTCGCGCTGTTACCGACAGTACTAACGGTTTCCAGACGCGCATCAATTGCGCCTGTATTGTCATTTATTAGTGTTATCTTTGCACCAGCTATTAGTAATATCTGATTGCGTATAGGTGAGATATTATAATCATCAAGTTCTACACGAATATCAATTTCACCAGTTGCAACTGATGTAGGCTGAAATGCATTTAGTGTAATTAGTCCAGTCAGGTAATCTATTGTACCAATATTTTTGATATAAGTTCGCTTACCCTGAGATACGTAATATACCCGTACATTTCCGTTACCATCATCATCAAAAAATGATGTAAATCCATTTAAAATAAATGATGTAGATGAAGTGGCCGTCTGATATCCGTCACTTGGGTGATATATCATTCGATTGAATGAAATTCGATAGGTATTTGATTGTGTAATTGACGGTAAGAATTTCTTTTGAGCTTCAATTTTGGCCGTGCTTGATACGATTGATGATTCAGCCGAATCAATCGAATCTAGAAATCTAGAATATCTAAATTTACCATCAAAACGATTTAAATTTGATGATTCATATGCTATGATCTTATTTGCAACGCGAACTGCAATTTCTGATGGTTGTAGTGTGGTGAGAAGAGGATCGTAACGAACTATTGTTGTTGGGACCACATATAGGTATGTTGGATCGACAATTTCAAGGTCGATTGACTGCACATTATAAGATTTAATGGCCAGCTTTATGCGCTCTTTGCGATTAGTAGATACGAGCGTGCCAACACTAGGCTTTACACATGCATATACTTTACCAAATATTGGCGGATCATTTTCTTCGCCACCCCAAACATTGACTGCCGATAGATCAGGGTTATCGCGCAGAATTATTCTCTTATAGTCTTCCTTAGTTACTGCACGATTTTGTGTTTCATAGAGACGCGGTGCGTTAAATCTAATCGATTCGATTGATTCAATTTCTGCACCACCAGTGGCTCTTTCGACTGTTGTTAACGTAAAGCTGCTTTGCCCACCAACTGTGCTTATGGCGGTAAAATTATTGGCACCATTAGCTCTTGTTCCGTTTGTTGCTCGATATGATACCGCAACTGTGCTATTAAACGTAGGTTTCTGCCCGAGAACATTATCACCAAAGCTAATTTTAAACAGCTTATTGCGATCAGGTTCTATAAAGAAAACCTTTGATGTAGAATTGACAGTTCTTAAATCGGATGCTTGAATATATGTCTGAGTATTACCCGATGTCGTGACTGCGACAGTTATGCTTGATGTGTCGGTATTTGCATTAGGTAATATAAATGATGTATTGGCCGCAGAGAAAAGAAATCTATGCGTTAATGGTACACCCTCTGTAATCTGAATAAAACCATTAAATCTATTTGATGAATTTGCAGTTATAGGATATGATTGTGGTGTCACAAATGTATATGATACACCATTAACTACGGCCCTAAACTGAGTATTTTTTGCAATATTGATAGTTCTGAAAGTTGAATTTGCTGGAACTGTAAAACTTACTCGCACATTTGCGGTTGGGCCGCGTGCTGAAGTCGGAAGATATCCAAGCATTTTGGCGCGAGATACGACGTTATCATAAATCTGAGCCGTATCAAGAAATGCTTCATTTGCTGCCATATTTGCATAGAATGCGCTATAGTAAGTATTATATGCCAGAAGATCAAGTAGCGTACCTATGGCAGAATCCTCAAAATCAAAATCTGAGAAATCGGGTTTACCTGCCATAAAGTTTCGCAGATTGAGACGAATCGTATCAAAATCTAGACCTGCTACGGTAATTGCACTATTAGCCGCCATTATCGTATGGCCTCCAGAGTTAATGTTAGGTTAGCAGGAGCCTGAGAAGTTGTAGTTCTAAAAGTTATGTTTACACGAACAACATTATTCTCTGGATCATCAACCACACCTACGTTTAGTATTATAGCTCTTTCTTCATAATTAGCTACGGCTAGTAAAACATCACTTTCTATCTGTAGCGCCAAACTAGGATCCATAAGATCAAATAGTCTCGCGCGAATGTCAGACCCAAACTGATTTCTAAATGGTCTTTCGCCTCTATCCGTAAGTATTAGCGATCTAAGAGCCTGCTTAACTGAATCTTGATTCTTACGCACAATTAGCTTACCCGTTACCGGGTGCATCTTCATGTTTAGATCAAAATCCTTAAAGATTGGCGTCTTGATCGCGTTTGACATTCATCTCTCCGTTTGTGGCTTATTTATCAACCACATTATGGCGATGTGCGTATAAATGCCTGTTGTTGTTCTCTTGTATCAAGCATTTGTCGTGCAAGATCGGCGCGTTCTTGATCATCGGTTGACCAAAATCTTTGTAAACTTAATCTCCAATATTGAGCTTCCAATGCGGCCCTTTGCTGGTCTCTAATGCGATTTAATGCATCATCTGTTGATGTATTTCCGGCAGAACCAGCAACCCCAGGTGGTGGTTCTAGTGGCTCACGAGTTATCTGAGACTGATATGAAAGATTTACAACTGGTGCGGGTTCAGGTGCTTCCGGTGTTGGTTGTGCTGTTGGCGCAGCTTCAGCGGATGCAGTAGATGGTGGGTGATTGGGTGCTTGCTGCGCTGCTTCTGCCGTTGCTTGGCATATATTCATACCAGATAATATTCGATTTAACAAACCGTTAAGGTCTAGGTTTGGGAATAATCTTTGAATATTAAGATATTGTGCGATAAAGGCCGCAGGATTATTGACCAATCGCAAAAGATTAGCAACCTCAGCTTGAATTTGATTTGCTAAAGCATTAAGCTCACGCACAGGACCTAAAGCATTTGTTATTGCTGTTGATATAACACCACTTACTTGCTGTGTGATAATATTCGGTAGATTTTGCACAGCAGATATGATATCATTTGCTGTAGATATGGCATTATTGATTGCTTCACTAGCTTGTTGTATCGATGAATTAATTTGCGATAGTGCTGAACCAACACCGCAACCTGCACCAAGAGCTTGCTGCGCTGAAGCAACAACACCTGATGCTGATGATATAGAAGCTTGTAAATTTTGTGGGCTAGGAATAGTCACGCTATCACCTCATTATGGTGGGTTTAGATCGATCCTAGACCCCTTAATAGTTGTGGGCCCAGGAGATCCTGATGTGAATGAAGATTTACCGGCTATTGAGGTTGCGCCACCAGAACCCATATTCAGATCACCGCCAGATACCTGAGTTATTTTGCTAGCGACGGTTGTAAGCTTGGAACCACCAATTATTTGGGTTACATCACCGCCTATCGTATAACGATGCACCGATGCAAAATTTTCTGATACTTCGCCACCAACATTTCTGACCCGATTTCCACCAATGCTCTTAGAATCATTTGAATTAATTTGAGTAACCGAAGACCCTATAATTTCTGTTTCTTGATTGCCTTCAATTTTTGATTTCATGCTACCTTTAACATGCAGATGATAATCACCTAGCACTTCATGCACCATATCACCATCAATTCTAAGTCGCGCATCACCCGCTATAGTTACGCTACAAGAACCAAAGATGATGACTTTTTTATCTTTGACGACTATTTGATAGTCATCACCTACTATGCGAGTAACTGTGGTTCCGTCATTCATAATTTCGCGGTTAGTGCCAGATGCATGATATTCATGAATACGTCGCGCACCATTTGTATCATCGATTTCAAATAGATGTCCGGATTCTGTAGTGCGAACGTGATTATATGGATATAATGGTGGATTTGTTTCTGCGTGTAAATCAGGTTGATTCCAGGTAGGAGTCTCATAAGTTGCATCATCAGCATCATATGCTACAGATGTAATTTTCTGTATTGCAGCTTCAGGTACATTTTTTACTTTGGTTGATATGCGATCTTGAACAATTGCCGTATCGACATATGAGTTGCCACCCGCGGCCATTGGTGATGTATCCGGGATACCCGATACGACTGGGTACACACCATTTGGGTCACCAAAGCCTTCATTGGGATTTGCAGCATCACCAGCAACACCATGAAATGATCCCATTATCATTGGTGTCTGCGCGCGGCGACCGTCCATAAAAAAGCCTATGACCCAAGACCCTTCAGTCAAACCCGTAGGTGAACTACCTACACCGCTGGTGCTGGCCGATGTTGTTGGTACCATAACTTGCGCCCATGGCAATGATGCCGTAGGTAGAGCAGCTTTGTCATTTGAATGCCAACCAAAGCACCTAACACGAACACGACCGATTTTAAGTGGGTCACTACGATCTTCGACAATACCAACAAACCATACAAAGCCGTTGGTGCCCATCCATTCGTCAGCTCTTACGGGCATTAATCTATCCTCTAAGCAATAGGTGTGCTGTAGGCATCGGCCACGCACTCCAATAGTGTTGAATATTCCAATCCACCTGCAGTTAATCTATGAGATACTGCCGTCACAAGATATTTACCCGAGACAAAGGAATCAGTTTGCTTATCCCGCGATGATGACTCACCAACTTTTGGCATTACTATTTTTATAGTATCACCGACGGCAATGTCAGAATTACCATGAATCATGACCTTAGTAACAGATGACAATAATTCCGAATTAAGATATGTCTCGCGCGCGAGAAAGTCTTGGCGACGTCTAAAGGTATTCTGTGTTGAACCGTCATTGTTTGTAATATAAGGTATTGTACCTTGATATGAATTAGATACTATAAATTTTTCTCTTGATATTGAAGAACCTAATCTTTGTGCTACTGACGGTGCAATTCTTGGATGGGCTGTTATGTGTTCAACTTGACCAAAATCTCGATTATAGAGATATTGTGATGTTCTAAATCTCTTTGCAACTGGATCAAGCGATAAGACCTGCACACCAAGCTGACCATTTGTCACACCGGATAACAAATCAAACCCAACCGACTGTTCTATTGCAACTACACGCGATCTGTCAAATCTATCATCACCCGGTATGCGATCTTCAAGATTATAAAACGTCGCTTTTGGTGGTTGACGCATCAAATATTGTAAAGATGCAAAATGAAACCCTCTTGCATTTTCAAAAAAGAAGAAATTTGAGGTGCTACGATCATTTGCCGATTTGGCCTCATCCGCAAGATATCGCATCGCGGTGAGTGGGCTTACCCTAGGCAATACAGTAGTAAAGGTTCCCTCTGTATCTTCTACCGTAACTAACGGTTTATTTGTTAGTGGTGCAATGTGTGTTGAAAATACCTGACGCACCATATCCGAAATGTTGGTAGTTTGCAGACCTTGAGATATAACAGTAGATTGATCCTGCAACAAAGTATTTGTGGTTAAATTAAGCTCATATGAATCCACACCTTGCTTTGCTCTAACACGATTAGAGAGCTTGTAGAGAGTCATATTACCACGAATACGATTAGCATTTCGATTACTATCGGAAATAGAATATTGTACCGTCTCACCACCTACTATAGGTAATGTATTACGAAATGCAATTGCATCCATGACATCAAGATACATTGATGTAGCAGGCGAATCAATGGATTCATAATAGCTAATCTCTGTAACTAGCTGCTTAAAATCTGTAACATTGGTATTGACTGTCGAGCGAATTGCCAGGTCATGTATTACACCTGTACCCGATCTAAATTCAGGTTGTACCGTCATTATTAATAAAGGTCCCTAAAGGCTTCAAGAATACTTGGAACAGCCCTGCTGCTAATTATCGATATATTTCTGCGTCTTTCATTCTTAGCTAATTCATAATCATAATTTGTAACAGCTGTTCTATTTACAGGAGACAGACTTGTATAAGTTGTTTGATCTACAATAAGAGTCTTTTCAGGTATGAGTATCAATTCACCATCTTGATTAAGAATTTCTTGTCTCTTTTGTATAATTTGCTCATAATGATGAACCTGAGCCATTGCAGTAGATACGCTACCGTATTTGGTTCTAATATATTCATTTAGTGTCTGCTGCCCCATAGGCCACTCATAACTAGGGTCCAAAATCTCATTTGGTAAAAGAATTAACCAGTCAAGCGAATCATCACCGTAGATATTATAAGCAACGGTATCTGGTCGTTCGCCGTCTGTGACATTATATGTAAAAAAAGATAAAGCTTGTTTCTTATAAAAGTCCCTTATGATAAAACGCTTTGTAACATCGGTAGCTTCAACCGAATTTGGCATGCCGGGTAAATTATACGTCAAAGACGGAAAATTTGAAAAATATTTCATTGAAATTATCTTCCGTTCTGCTCTATCTGTTCCTTGGTAATAACATCAGTCTCTAAGAATAGCATATCGATTACCACTTCAGCAGGATATGCTTTTGCGCCACCTTGAGTAAGCGAGCGAACATAAGCTGGATAGTTTTGGGGGTGATAATTTATCGTAAATGACTTTAACACAGATTCACTAATTGAGAATAGTGTGGATTCTCTACTAAATTTAATTTGAAATACTTCAGGGTATTCAAAGAATGCGCGCGATGTAGCACCAGCCTCTTGTGTTAGCCCAGCAAGATCATTGGCAAATGCACCACTACCATCACCACCTAAACCTTGAACTAGTCCTGCAGATATTTGACCTACATTACCCAAACCATATTTGGGTGACATGTGAAATTTAAATTTCCTAATTATCTCATAGATTATCTCAGCTTCTCTAGCATTTTTAGGCGTTAGGCTGTATGTAAATCTATGCTCTCTAAAATTCGCTCCCGTAAATAATACTACCTTATGCGGATTTCTAGCTACATTTGTAACATTGGCCAATGCTGCTGTAAATGACGGACTCAGTCTACCCGCTGCACCGGCCGCAGTTGAAGCTATTGCTGCTCCTCCTAGAGGTGATGTTGGACCTAAATTACGATATAAGTTGTTAAGTGATTCCTGAAGAGATGCGTGCATACCTGTTATGCGAGCACCAAATGTACCACCCTGAGCCAAATCCCTAAATGGTCCGGAAATAGCTTCACCCAAATTTCTACCTAATGTGCGCGGATCAGTATTTCTAGCATTCGATGCAGCCGTTGCAACTAGCTCGCCTAATGCACTAATATCAGGTGAGTCATATGATGTATTATATTCTGTTAGCAATGATGATGGCATAGGTAAAGTAATACTAGATAATCCTCTTCGTGCTAGTCTTTGTTCAGGCGTTCCAGTGTTTACAATTGGAGCATCGCTATTCAAAGTTGAAGTACGAGTTACCCTTTCAAATTTTAAAACTTGAAATGTAACCAAATGATCAATATTTTCATAATTGAGCGGAAAATATAGTGAGGAAACCGCACCTATACGTGAATTTGTTTCACCGGTTACAGGACTAAAAGTCTGATTGCCTGATATTTCAACCATTAAAGTTACCTTCCGATCGATTTTGATATTTATAGCGCCATAGATACAACATGGCTTACAGCGGCAAATATCGACCAGTCAATTCTAGCAAATATCGAGGCGATCCGACAAATATCGTCTATAGATCGTTGTGGGAACGCCGTGTCATGGTAGAATTTGACACCAACCCTCATGTTCTAGAATGGGGATCTGAAGAAGTCATAGTTCCATATCGATCCCCGTTGGACGGTAGATATCATCGATATTTTCCAGATTTTGTAGTCAAAATGCGCGAAAAGGGTGGTGCAATAAAAACAAAGATGATTGAGGTCAAACCTCTTTCTCAAACCATGGCCCCACCACCGCATGATGGTAAGAGAAAACCAACTAAAAAGTATATTACAGAAGTGGCTAGATATGGGATAAATAGCGCAAAGTGGAAAGCCGCAAGAGAGTTTTGTGCTGATCGAGGCTGGGATTTCGTCATAATCACCGAGAGGGAATTAGGCATCAAATAATGGTAGCAT